TACCACACACACACCGCCAGCGCCGCCTAATGCGCCGATTGAACTGCCACCCGTTAGGGTTAATGCAATGCTTGTTGATGATACTGTTACATTTCCACCAGCGGCACCAATAGTAACGGTTATTGTTTCATTAGGAATTACAGTATATGATTTTCTGTAAACATATGCCCCGGCTGCTCCGCCTATCCCTCCAGTAGTAACGGTAATTCCAGCCGATCCGGCGCCACCGCCACCGGTACCAGTGATATACACCGTAGTTACCGGAGCAGAAAATGTACCTGAAGACGTAAAGGTAGTCGATCCGTGAGCATTTACGATATTACCTTTATTGTCATAAAGATCATTTCCGGTAGCTTCTTGCCGTGGATAAAGTATTTTTTTATACCAATAACTTGTTGATTCACCTTTATAAACGCTTGCGACAACGCGCGTGGTGCTTCCGGCGCTGGCATACCATCCTTGCAAATCGTCGCGCCACGTTGGGGCCGTTGAAGTATATGTAACAGTAAGTATTTGACTTCCAACTGTCCCGGAAGGAACACATTGGATATAAGCCGTTGTCGCAGTAGATACAGACGACCATGAAGAAGCTGACGGAGTAGTATCGGTAGTAAAATTAAAAAATGCACCAGCTATCTCAAGTTTTGATCCCGCGGCTATTGCACATTCTGCCGAAGTATCAAAAGAAGTAAGACTAATAGCCTGAAATCCGCACAAACTGTCAATGATGGTCACCGATGTAGGCACCTGGGAAGCTGACATGTAATTCTCCTATAAAAGTGAAATATAAAATCTTTTATTTTATTATAAATAATTAAAGTAAATTACAAATCTTCTTCTAATGCTAAACTATAACTATAATATTGCGCTCTTTGATGAATAAACCCGATATCACCATCGATACTCACATAACATGGCTCGACAAGATCATATGTTCGCAAATCATCAAAATTCATAAACAAAAAACTTGAATGATTGCCAACTGCGCTAAACAATGTTTGTATAGCAGTAATGCCAGTAGGGGAGGTTTTGGGAAATGTTAATTCAAATCTGCGCCATTCTTTTCCTATGCTGGCATACTTTTGCCTATTTTTCCCATACACAACAGTGTCGGATCGTTTTTTGATAACTGTGAATGAATCCAAAGAAGATGGCGATATTTGAATATAATTTCCGATCCACAGTCTGCCAATTTGCACACCGCCTTCTGCTTGGCCAGAAAAAGTAAATTTGTAATACCTGTTTATTATCGGCGATACCATTTTAACCATCATGTTTTGATTATATGTTATAGTTTGTGTTGATGATTCGCCAGAAGTCACCCATGTTAATCCTGATGCAATGTCATCATTTCCGACAACTGTTACCGTCCCGGTGCTCGTTAAATTATGCGATAAAATAGCATAAATAGATGTCGTTGTTGTTGATCCTAGATCAAACACCACTGTTTGGGTTGTTGCTTCGTCAGAATGCCATTTCACAGTTAGCCGTTGATCTTGCACATTAGTAACTGGATATGAAGTGTCATAGCTTGAAGCTAAAATAGACGAAGAAGAAAGAGAGTCCAAAAAATTTGTATAAGCTATTCTCATACAACTGCCCCACCACTTATTAGCACTGTTTTATTTCTTGTTGCCGGAAATATTTTTTCCAGAATCGGTCGTGAATCTATTTGCACAACCAAATGTGTCATTTCGTTTGTGGGATTTCCCACCGTGGGATTTGCAAGCATGCTGTCTGATTGGTATTTTGTAAAAACCTGCGCGCCTTCTGGTAGTTGCACAAGTTCGTCCTTGTGTACTAGTGATAATCCCCCTGGGGCAAATTGAGTTCCTTTCGCAAAACTATTTGCATATCCTTCTACAATTCCAGACGCAACGTATGCTGCAACTGCGCCTGCACCATATGCAAGCATTTTAACCGGGTCGGGAAATGATGCTATCGCCATTATTGTTAGTTGCTGCCCCAATGCCTTTATAATGTTTGCAACTGCTTTAATTGCTATTTTTGCCCAGCTTTCCCACCCAAGGCTATTATCGACAAGAGCCTGGCCCATCATGCTAAAAACGTCACCGAATGCCTGCTGTCCTATAGCCATGGCGCTTTCTGCTACGCTGGCCCAATTAACCATGGTCTCTGCATTTTTTTCAATATACCCATTTAGCCAATTTGTATATTCTATTACACTTGTTAAGTGTCCAGTTATCCCTTTCCAAGCGTCGCCAGTCTGTTTAATTTTTGGAACTACTATTTCTATATTTGCAGAAGTTGATGCAATGGCCGCTGCCAATGCCTTTTGCCCATCAGTATTGCTCTTTAAAGAATAAAGCCTGTTTACAAGGATAGAGCGTTCTTCTTTTACCTTTGCTATTAACGCGTCTATATCAGTTGTTTCTCTACCCTGTCCGGAAATTATTCTTCTTTTTTCTGCCAATGTCTCAAGTTGTTTATTTACTTGGGCAATTGCGTCAGCCGTAATTTGGTAATTTGCAGTTCCAAGAAGAGCGGCATTTAAGTTTTTTTGATTTTCTTGTGCCTCATTTGCAGCAATGCTTATTGCTGTTATTCCGGCCGCAATTCCGCCAATTACTGCGATGACAGGGTGTGTAAGAAGAAAATCAAATGCCTTTTTCAATTGTAGCACAACACCAATACATGGACCGATAGCAGCAACAAGCAACCCGACCTGAATAACAAGCCGTTTGTTTTCTTCGCTCATCATTGAAAAGGATTGCACAACACCACTAAGGAATTTAACAATATCTTTTAATGTTGGAAGTAATATTTCTCCAATGGATTGTCCGAGGGCTGTAACATCGTCTGCTAATGTGGACATTTGACCGGCAAAAGTTTTTGATGCCTTCTCCATTCCATTGAAAAATTGCCCGCCCTCTGATGTAGCTGTTTTGAATGCGTCAGCCACCATTTGCGAACTTATAGCACCGGCTTCCATATCCTTTTTAAGGTCTTTCATGGAGCGTCCGGTTTTTTCTGATATTATTTTAAGCGGATTAAATCCTGCATTTATTAACTGCAACAAGTCTTGGCCCATTAATCTGCCGGAAGACTGTATTTGCCCAAAGGCGATAGCCATGGAGTTTAATTTTTCTTTATTACCTAATGAAACATCCCCAAGTTGCTGTAACGTCGGCAATATTTTTTCAGACTCAATTCCGAATTGAAGAAGTATTTTTGATGCGTCTGCTAAATCACTTAATTGGAATGGTGTTTTAGATGCCATCTTCCGAAGGTCTTCAATCATATTTTTTGCGTCTTCGGCGTTTCCAAGCATTGTTTCAAAGGCTGCTTGTGTCATTTCTATATCAGCAGCAGCCTTTACCGATGCCGTTCCTAGAGCAAGTATAGGTAGCGTAGCATACGTGGTTAGGTTTTTCCCCAACTTCATAATACTTCCAGCAGTGTCGCTAAAGCGTTTTTCTGCTTCGCTAATCGAGGCATTAAATTGTGAGATATCTCCCGTTATTCTTACAACTAAATCACCAAGATTAGGCATCTTCTTCTCCGGATGGTTCTATATTCCCATATTGTGCTTTTAATTCATCTTTTAGTGTTTTCAACTGTTCATAAGTCATTTCCTTTAACGACTTCTTCTGTTCTTGCTTTCCGTATTTTTGCTCTACTCCAAGATTGTAATACATAACAATTTGGCCATATGACATGTTATGCAACAAATATTCTTTTGTTGCCCACGGAAACAACAGCGCCATTGCAACGAATAAGCGCCCCAGGCTAACCTTTTCTCCTGGGGCGCTATTTAGTTTTTTCCGTAAGCTTCAACCCCAGCATAAGATTTCATTAGAGCATTTTTAATCAGCCCAGAAAACTGCTGGACTTGCCCAGCGTCGGTGTTTTTTACAAACCAATCATACGTCATATCTGGGTGTTGTTCTGAGCAAAATACGGAGCAGAGTTTAATGCCAAAATCAAAGGCTTTTTTTTGCTCTTCTTTGTCATTATTTTTTATTTTGTCTGAATCTAGTTTTGCTATATTTTGAATTATATTGTCTAGATCAAATGTTATAGCACATGGAACAAAGGACACATCAATTGTTTTGCCACCAAGTTTTACCAATACTGGCTTTGGGCGCAAAATATCAAGGTCAATTACGTCACTCACTTGCTACTCCTAATCAAGCCATTTGTGGATGGAATACAACTGATCCCCGGCGGTCCTTGATGCATCTAATTCGCCACGGAGTTCAAAACTATACACAGTGATAGGGTCTTCGTCATTGTCAGATTTTGCCGTAAAGGATGGTCCGTTTACCATATAGGCTTTATACACCCAAATATTTGTTTCTACTGATGCAGACCCGACGATGCGCCTATTTGTGAGCAAGACTGTTCTGGGCGGAATGGTTGTTTTACCACCAGCAGCCATAATAGACATGGTTGTAGTAATAGTTGTCGCTGTTGTGCAAATCCCTGACCATGCCGTTGCCATTTTTGCAACATCTATTTCGATAAGTTCGCCGGTTACTGTAAATGTTTCATCGGCAATCCCTTCGAGCGGGTCTGGTGCATTACCAGATTGCACGTTTATGGGTGTGATTTCGTGTTTAAACGCCGAAACCATGCCAGCTCCTAGATTATCAACGGCGCTGGCAACTGATGCGATAGATGCAAACGCTGAATTATACGAAGCTACCTGTATTTTCCAGTTTCCAATTACGAGAGCATCAGAATTAACACTTGTGTTTTGATACAAAGCCATATTTTCTCCTTAACTAACAGTAGAAACGGGATAAACTATTCTAATATCAATAGGGCAATTATATATTTCATTTTCTGGTTCTGGTATCAATCCTCCATCGTTTGATAAAGAACTTTTAGTTATTTCAAAACTATTATTTTGTACCCCATACATACCAGTTCCGGATGTTCCACAAAAAGTATCTATTACAATTTCGGCCAAATTACGGGCTAAATCAGCCGTAGTACTTCTACAATTAATTGAAAATGTTACACTGCCTATTCCGTTATTTCTTCGAGCTGGACTAAGCTCATAATAATTTATGCATGGTACTGCCGATCCGATAGGACGAAGGCCATGCCAAATACTACTAGTAATCGATGTAATAGCAGTAGTATTTAGCAGTGTCCAACCGATAACTTGATATGGTTTCATGGCTTCATGTATTCCTTAAACTCGAATTTGCCGTTTTTTTGAATCAGTGTCACGGCCTTGCCCTGAACCATATCTAAAGCAGGCCTAAGAAATGGTTGCGCGTCCATAGTTTTTGTGCCATATTCTTGGTACGGGGCATATTCGACGGCTGTTCCAACAAGAACTATGTTTTCATCAACTGGTTTTTTAATAATGCCTTCTCCAGTGTTTGATCCTTCCGTTTTAGATTGCGTCGATATGCTATTTTTTAGCATCCCACTATCTATAGGGGCCAAACTTTTTGCCTGACTTTCAACTGCCAAACCTATTTCAAACAATGAGCTTGATATAAATCGTTTTCCTTTTATTAGTATTTCGTCTCCATACCATTCATACTCTATATTACCATCTTTCATTTTTATCATGATAGCTTTTTTAATCCTACTATGATTAAGTCATTACGATTAGCAACATTATCAGCATGGCCGGTTATTATATAGGTAATCCCATTATATACAATTTCTTTGTCCAAATCAGTAAAGGTGTGTGCTCCATAATATGTCGCTAAAACATGCGTTGAATCTTTTGTTATTTTATCTGATATAGTAGCATCAATAGTACTGGCCAACCATATCGATCCTAGCGGTAAAGTATAGGCAGATGTTGCCGCCGAAGTTCCGCCAAATCCATCGCTAGTAATAGTTTCCCGGTTTACTGTTATTGATTTTAGATTCAGCAAACTTTTTAACATTACATTAACCTTACTATAGTATAGCTCGCAAGTGCATCAATTATTTCGTGAGGATATCCAAATGGAGTATCACTCATGCTTGTTCCACCACGGGAATAACTATATGGGCCTAAAGAATATGACTTAATTCCAGGCACCATGTTTTTCCTATCATCGTAGTCGTATTTTACCATTTGAGCTGCAATATATCCTAACGAATCCGGCCATTTAACAACACTAATTAATATTGATCTCCCTGATGGTTCAGCAGTAACAGACGCAGTAGATGCTACAGTCAAAGTTGATGACGACACAGCTGAAAGCGCCTTATAACCATCATTTCTATAAGAGTTATAAATGTAAATTTCATCTGTCGCCAGAAATCCTTCATCCTCGAAACTAGCAGTGGCTGAAATAGCCCCTGATGCAGATGTAAATGTCATAGTTCCATGCAAATACATATCTGTTGTAAAATAATTATTTGTTATTAAATTAATCCTGTCTTGAACAATAGGGATTAGCCCCGCCGCGGTTATTCCTGATGAGCCAGTAGTGATATTTGTGTAATTAACTACGTCGTTAGCTGAGCATACCGGCATATAAACTCCAAGTCCTATGTTATTCCCTCGACATAATAATCGGCAATTATTGACGTTAGCGCTGTAGTGGTCGCTGTAAATTTAACCAAGTATGTTGTTCCAGGAGTCAAAATGTACTCCACTCTGGACTGTTCTGATAATCCGCCTGCTTTAACCGTAGGGGTGTATGTACCTATGTAATGAGTTTCCAACAGTGTGCCAGTTGTAGTAACAACTGGTTTTCCGGTAAGCGCGGCTCCGCTTGTCACAAAAGAATTCCTATCGCTATTGGTAGCTGTTAATGCAGACCCGGCGCTGATAGAAGCCCCTTCATACAGGGTAAAAACTCCGGCATTATCGGCTTCAACGGCACACGAAAAATGCACTTTTTGGGCTGTTGCTGCCGTTGGTACAATAGCAATAGAAATGGCGGAACTTGCAGAAACGCTCCCTGTGTAAACACATACAAAATGGCACCCTTCGTGTATGCGCGAATGTATACTATCTATAGTGCGGAAATCATTAAACTCGTGGTCTCTAGGGAGCAGAATGTCTGGAAAAGAATCTATTACACCCATCACATTCCCCTTGGGGGATACCCTGAGAATATACCTCTCAGGGTATCAAGAATTTATAAATTATCCTGTAATTTGGAAAGGCATTTGAATTGCCTCTACAACACATGCACAAGTAGCGCCAGACCCGGAAGTTGAGGTAAAGGTTATAATCAAAGTCTGGTCTGACGCATCAAGGAAGCGGGCCGATTCAAGGCCCTTGCCCCCCACGTATACCGTCGCGGCAGTTCCAATAGTCACCGCGAAATCGCCAACATTGATGCCGGAATATGTAGACCCCCCGGATTCAAACGTGGCCAGTGCGCCTCCACCGGTAGCCTCGTTGGCAATTCTGATAACCATTGAACTCAAGTCAAGAGCATCGCCATTTGGGCCGGAAATTGTGCAAGTGTTTCCAGATGCCGTAACCGTTCCAGAGGTTTTTGTGGTTCCAGTAGAACTAAAAGTAGCAGTCATTGCAGAAAACGCAGTCGAAGCCATATTTCACCTCACTCGTTATGCTGTCTTAGTGCAAACACAATAAGCCAGTGCATCGGGCTTTACAACCTTGGCACCATAAATATGCAACCCACGCACGGCAGTGTCAAATGTGGTTTCGCGCTGGAATACTGGCTCAATAGTGTCAAGCTGAGAAACAAACGAAATAGCATCGTTTGTACCGGCCATAATGTAGGAAACGGATTTAGCAGTAGATTCGTATAGATTCATAGACACAAAAATGTTAAACCCGTTAATAGACCCAACAAAACCACTTCGTAGAACGCCATCATCAAATACTTTGGGCTGAGAGTCCGGCAAAATAGCCCCGGAAGCAGCCTGCCAAAGTTTTTGGTGATACCATGGCGATACCACCATCCAGCGGCCATCGCGTGGAACATTAGCTTCGTCAAGTTTCAGAGCAAAATCGGAAATATTTGTGAGCACATTCCCGGAAGATATTGATGCAGCAGTAACCGTATTCCCAGCGCTTGCATACATTCCTGTCAAAAACTGGTCAACAGTATCAGCCATGTTATAAGCGGCCTTACGAGTTAGTCCTGCAATTACTTTGGGGTTATTTTGGACCATATCAATTTTATCAACGGATATAGCAAAATATTTAGCCTTATCCACGTACAAAATTTTCTGCGCGCTATTGGGGCTCTGATATGTCAACGTGGCCCCGTGAGTGTAGTCATTAATCGTCACATCGCCAAGTTCATTTATGCGGACCGAAGACCCGTAACTTACATCGCCCTGATAGTTTCTATTACACAAACTTCCCATAACGAGTGATTTGTTAAACTGCTCCAAATATGTAGATGCCCAAATACTTGGCGTAAAATTTTCTAGACCCATATTTTTACTCCTATCCTATAATACCAGATCTGTATTTTGCGTTTGCTTCCGCTAAACTTCCAGGCACAGATTCTGTATTTACTTCTACCGCAGAATTTGGCGGCTTTGAAGTTAGAAGACGTTTTTCAACCCGTTCACCAACCAGCTTGTCTATCTGTTTGTTAAACGTGTCTGCATCGGCACGCAATTCATCTTCAGTACTACCGATAATTCTTGTAGAAAAATCCACCGGAATATTTTTTTCCCCAAGAATTTTAATTTTTGCCAAATTTAGCATAGCCTCGGCTGCTTCATGCTTGGCCTTTTGAGCTTCTTCAAGCATTTGTTTTGCCTCAAACTCTGCTTTTTGTTTCTCAGTCATTTTTTCCATCTTTAATTCTGCATTTTCTTTTTCAAGTTGAGCCGCTTTTTTTGCAGCTTCTTGATAAGCCTTGTCCGATCCGGCTTGAGCCCGTTTAATCTGCTGGATTTCTTCGACAAGACTCTTTACATCAATTCCATGTTCCTGCCCATCCTTCGCCGGGTCAACCGTCGCGGTCTGGTCAAGTATTTCAGCCATAATAATACCTCATTACGTTATATTTAATCCTAATGGATTATTTCCAATATTTTTTATTTTCCACCCACGTATCATAAGATTGATAAGGCATAATTCCTTCACCCTTAATTCTCCGCAGTCCTGGTTCGTATCCATCTGCTTCAAATCTAATACTACACCGGCAATTTATTCTCTCGCCAGCGACCATCCCTTCCCATCTCGGGTAGGGCGTTTTACCCACAGATCCATAAAAATAACCATCATCGTTTCTTGCTTTCCCATCCATTTCTGCATGGGTTGGCCTAGTTCTTCCGTCAAGTGCAGCGTCCCAAATTATCCGGCCCTTAATTCCCTGATTGATTGCTGATTGGTAGGCATGTGAACTACCAGCAGAATATGCGGCGCCCATTTCTGTACGTAGTATTCTCAATATTTCCCAATTGGCTATGTTTAACACATTCTTTAATTCTTTTATCATTTGTGGATATGCGTGACCGTTTAATATCCCCTGGCTTATTACATTTCTAATCGAGCCCAATTGCTTGAGCGAATACCGTTTAGTAGCAGTATCAAAAAATGTATTATCAAGATTTTCAATAATTGCTGGCTTGTTTAATGGTCCCCACGATAATTCAACACTATTCCCATTATCAATTGCCCATCCGCTTCTAAAAAATCCTTCGCCATACTCTTTAGGCTTAATCCTATCTACCATCCTGATAGTTTCTTTTATTGCTGGTGTCAATATGTTTAACACGTTTTTTTCTAAAGACGCCAACCTATTATATTTTGTCATTTCCGCTTTAGTTAATATTCCGTTAATAGCATATTTTTCATATAGTTTTGACATTTCTGCTCTAATTCCGGCAAGTGCATTTTTAAGTATTTCTGTTATTTTTCTTGCATATTTTTTTTCGCGTAATATATAGC